AAATAAATTTACATGATTTTGGTATATTTTTAGATCTTGAACCAGACGAAGAAGAAAAAGCAATGTTAGAACAGAACATACAAGTTGCTTTAAGTTCTGGAGGAATTGATTTAGAAGACGCTATTGAAATACGTCAAATACGTAATTTAAAATTAGCCAACCAAATGCTTAAAATGAAACGTAAGCAAAAACAACAATACGCTAGGCAAATGCAAGCAGAAGCTTCTCAACAACAATCACAAGCTCAAGCTCAAGCTAGTCAAGCTGCGGCAGAACAAGAAGTTCAAAAGCAACAAGCTTTAACTTCTGAAAAAGTAAACTTTGAACAAGCAAAATCTCAGTTTGAAATACAACGTATGCAAGCAGAAGCTCAAATAAAAAGAGAGTTGATGTCTGAAGAGTTTAATTACCAAGTGCAATTAGAGCAAATGAAAATGCAAACAGAAACTGGCCGTGAAAAAGAAATAGAAGATCGTAAAGATAAAAGAACAAGAATAGCAGGATCACAACAAAGTGCTATGATAGATCAAAGAAAAAATGATTTATTACCTACTAATTTTGAACAACAAAGTCAAGAAGGCGCGATGCCACCAATGGCTTAATTATTAATTATTTAATTATATTATATTATGGCTGAAGAAGCAAAAGAACCTGTTAAGCAGGAAGGTGACTTTAAAATAAAGTCAAAACCTAAAAGTAAAAAACCAAAGCAATTAGCAGTTTCTGAAAAAGAAATAGCAAAAATTGATTTATCCAAACCAGAAGCACAAGGTGAAATACAACCCGCTGTTGCTAAAATGGATTTAACTAAAGAACCTGAAACTATTAAAAAAGAAGTACCGGTTGTTGAAATTAAAGAAGAAGTAAGAGAAGAAATACCTATACAAGTAATTGAAGAAATTACAGAAAAGGTAAAAGACGCTCCTATACAAAAAAGAACTCCTTTAATTGAAACTCCTAAACTGCCAGAAAACGTAGAAAAACTTGTAAAGTTTATGGACGAAACTGGAGGTACTGTATCTGATTATGTTGAATTAAACAAAGACTATAGTTCTTTGGATGATAATCAAGTATTAAAAGAGTTTTACAAAAAAACAAAACCACATCTAGACAACGATGACATAGGTCTATTATTAGAAGACTATCAGTTTGACGAAGATTTAGATGAGGCAAAAGATATACGAAGAAAAAAACTAGCTTATAAAGAAGCTGTTGCTCAAGCAAAAAACGATCTTACTAAAATGAAAGATCAATATTATGCAGAGATAAAAAACAGACCTGGTGCTAATCCAGAACAAGCTAAAGCTACAGATTTTTTTAATCGTTATAATAAACAGCAAGAAACTATAAAGCAATCGCAAGAGCTTTTTAAAGAACGTACTAATGATTTGTTCGGATCAGAATTCAAAGGTTTTGATTACTCTGTCGGAGACAAAAATTTTAGATACAAATTAAAAGATCCTGCGCGTGTTGCCGAGACTCAGAGCAATATTGAAAACTTTGTTAATAAATTTATTGATAAAGAAGGAAATATTTCTGATACTGCGGGTTATCACAAAGCTTTATATGCTGCGATGAATTCGGACAAGCTAGCTTCTCATTTTTATGAGCAAGGTAAAGCTGATGGCGTTAAAGCTGTCGTTAAACAATCGAAAAATCCAGCTACAGACACACCTAGGCAGGTTGCCGGAGGAGATGTTTTTGTGGGTGGAATGAAGGTAAAGTCTATTAGTGGATCTGATTCATCAAAATTGAAAATAAAAAAACGAACATTTAACAATTAAAATTTAGAAAAAATGGCTTTAACCCCACAATTTGGTAGTATAATACCAAGTCAACAACAAGAAGTCTTACAATCTAACTATTTACAGTGGACAGATGCTGGAGCTGCTAATTTTGCGGATTTCGCACAGCAGTATTTACCAGAAATCTATGAAGCTGAAGTTGAAAGATATGGTAATAGAACCTTATCTGGATTCTTAAGAATGGTTGGAGCGGAGCTTCCAATGACAAGTGACCAAGTAATTTGGTCAGAACAAAACAGATTGCACATTGCTTATGACGTACCAGCTGCTAACGTAGCTGCAGGACCTCCAACAGTATTAACACTGCCAGGAACCGTAACAAACGTTGTATCAGCTAGAGCTACAGTAGTTATCTTAGATAACTTCGGTGGTGAAGCAAAATGTTTAGTAGTATCTTCTACACCTGGTGTAGGTGGTACTATAACAGTTGAACCTTACACGTCTACTTGGGCTGCTGCTGGATTAGCAGGAGATCTTAAGATATTCGTATACGGTTCTGAATACTCGAAAGGATCAGTTACTTTAAATAGTAACGGTGGTGCTTCTACACTAGCGAACAATGAGTACGTAAGTGTTGAACCTGCTTTCACACAATTCAATAACAACCCTATTATAATCAGAAACAAGTACACAGTAAATGGATCTGATACAGCTCAAATCGGTTGGGTAGAAGTTGCTACTGAAGATGGAACTGGAGGATACCTTTGGTATTTAAAATCTGAATCTGAAACAAGATTAAGATTTGAAGATTACCTAGAAATGATGTGTGTTGAATCAGAAGTTACAGCAGCAGGTTCTGCAGTTGCTTTAGGTGCTTCAGGCGCTATAGGTTCTCAAGGTTTATTTGCAGCTATCGAAGATAGAGGTAACGTACAAGTTGGATTCTCTGCTGCTACAGGTATTGGAGATTTTGATGGTATCCTTAGAAACTTAGATACACAAGGTGCAATTGAAGAAAACATGTTATTCTTAGACAGATCTACGGCTCTTGACTTTGATGATATGCTTGCAGGAATTTCTGCAGGATTCAATGGTGGTACTGCATTTGGATTATTTGAAAACTCAGAAGAAATGGCTTTAAACTTAGGTTTCAGTGGTTTCAGAAGAGGTTCTTATGACTTCTATAAAACTGATTGGAAATACTTAAACGACGCTTCAACACGTGGTGGAATGGTAGGACCTCAGTCTATTGAAGGAGTATTAATTCCAGCAGGAACAACAACTGTTTACGATCAAATTTTAGGAACTAACATCAGACGCCCTTTCTTACACGTAAGATATAGAGCTTCACAAACTGATGATAGAAGAATGAAATCATGGTTAACAGGTTCTGTTGGTGGTGCATTTACTTCAACTCTTGATGCTATGGAAGTTAACTTCCTATCAGAAAGATGTTTAGTAACTCAAGCTGCTAACAACTTTGTATTATTCAAAGGAGTGTAATAACTCAATACTAATGTAATTCTTACCCTCGTTATATCAACGGGGGTAATTATTACTTTTATAAACTATTTAATTTTATTATATTATGGCTAAACAAGCTAAAGCAGAAACTATTGAGGTTGCACCTCAGCCGGTAGCTACAAAAGTAGCGCCACCAGCTAAACCAAGCTGGGAAATAAAAGATAGAACTTATTTACTTAAAGGAAATAAATCACCTTTAACTTTTACAATACCAAGTAAGCACACGGCAAGGCATCCAATGTTATGGTTTGATCCTAAAACTAATGAGCAAAGAGAGTTAAGATACGCTACAAACATGAACAGTGCGTTTCGAGATGAACAAAAAGGCGAAGTAACATTAGGTCATATTATATTTGTTGATGGAACTTTAAGTGTTGCAAAAGAAAAAACAGCTTTACAAAAATTGTTATCTTTATATCATCCGATGAGAGATCAAAAATATATTGAACACAAACCTGTTAGTATAGCACAAGATGAACTTGAAGATATTGAATGGGAAATTGAAGCTTTAAACATTGCTAGAGATATGGATATAGATTTAGCTGAAGCTATTGTAAGAGTAGAATATGGTTCAAAAGTAAATAAAATGTCTTCAAAAGAATTAAGAAGAGACTTATTATTACTTGCTAAAAAGAACGCTAAATTGTTCTTGTCTCTTGCGTCAGATGAAAATGTGCAATTAAGAAACTTTGCAATAAACGCGGTAGAACATAACATTATAAGAATATCACCAGACCAAAGATCAGTTCATTGGACTACTAATGATAGAAAATTAATGACTGTTCCATTTGATGAAAACCCTTACTCAGCTATTGCTGCGTGGTTTAAAACAGATGAAGGAGTAGAAGTATTTAAGTCAATAGAAAAAAGACTAAAATAATAATAACAAGGGCGGATTCGTCCGCCTTTTTATTAAAACATAAATATAATGGTAAACGTTAACACAGTATATCAAACGGTATTATTAATCCTTAATCAACAACAAAGAGGTTATATAACTCCTGATGAATTTAATAAAATCTCTACGCAAGCTCAACTAACTATGTTTGAGGCTTATGCTAGCGACCTAAACCAACAGTATCGTTTACCGAGTAATGATACAGAATACTCAGATAGGGTAAAAAACATTGAGCAAAAATTACAGTTTTTTCAAACAAACACTGCGATACCTTATGACGCATTGAATTCTAATTTTCCTTTAATAGAATTTCCTGTAACAAATGATTCCCCTGTTATTGTAGGAACTACAAACGTTTTATATAGATTAGGTTCTGTATTTTACAAAGACACTGACCTAGGTCAATACACTCAGCCAAATGAGTTAAGACAAATATTACTTTCCCCATTAACTCAACCTACACAAAACTTTCCAATATACACATATTTACAAGATATCGTCAAAGTATATCCTAGTAGTATAAATAGCGATATAGCTATATCATATTTAGTTAAACCTAACGATATTGTTTGGGGTTTTACAACTAACGGTGTAGGAGCATTGTTATATGCTGAAGGTACTTCTGTGCAATTTGGATTAGATGTAACAGATCAAGATGAATTAATAATGAGAATACTAGCTTACGCTGGCGTTATCATACAAGACCCATACATTGTGCAAACAGCTTCACAAGCCGTAGCCACTGTAGATGTAAACGAAAAAAGTTAATAAGATATGGCAACACCAAATGGTGGATTAATCACCGAAACAAATCAACAATATTACGCGGGCGCGCAGGGTTTTGTAGTAACAGCAATAGCTGGACAAAGTGATTTTACATTTACATTTAATACTAATTTAATATTAGGTGATACTGATCCTGTTAACGCTGACTATGCTTTAAATAATTTTAAATTATACTCTAGCGTGGATGGTATAAACTATATAGAATATATATTACCATACAGTATTGATAGAAATGTTATTTCTTTAGCAGCTCCGTTACCACAAAACAATATACTCGTGTGTCAATTAAAAACAATTGACGGCGGTAGCTTTGGTAATAGAGACGCGTATGGTGTTACTACAGAACAAAATTACGGAAGCTATGGTTACGTAACACTAAAAGATATTGTTAATAATTTTATAGTAGGTTATATTGGAAAAGATAAATTAATATCAAACGCTAAAAGAACTGACATAATATTCCACGCTAAACGTGGATTACAAGAATTTAGTTACGATACTTTAAAATCTATTAAATCTCAAGAGCTAAACATACCACCTAGTTTAAGTGTTATATTACCACAAGACTATGTTAATTATGTTAGAGTTTCAAGAATAGATGCTTTAGGTGTTAAAAGAATTATATACCCAGCAAACAATTTAACTATATCTCCTTATGAAAATCCAATACAAGATAACTTAGGTAGTCCAACTCAAGATAATTTTGGTGAAAACACAGAAGGAACTTCATTAACTGAAATGAAATGGAAAAGAGGTAATACTAATTTAATAAATGGATTACCATCTTTTGGCCTTTACAATGAAGGTTTAGATTGGGCTGGTTACAACTGGGGATTTGGTGGTTATTGGTATTGGGGTTGGGGACAACAATACGGAATGTCTCCACAATACGCTCAACACAACGGCTGGTTTAACATGAATGAAAGAGAAGGTAAAGTATCTTTTTCAAGTAATCTTGTAGGCGCTTTAATAGTGTTAGAGTATGTGTCTGACGGGCTTGCTTATGATTTAGATAGTAGAATACCAAAGCTAGCAGAAGACGCTTTATATGCTTATATTTCACATGCTATAATTTCTACTAGAATTAATCAACCTGAATATATTGTTCAAAGACTTAGACAAGAAAAAAGTGCTAAATTAAGAAATGCTAAAATAAGATTATCAAACGTTAAGCTTGATGAAATAGTTCAAGTAATGAGAGGTAAAGCTAAATGGATAAAACGATAACACATGCCAAAAATAACTAATACGTTTCTAAAGTCTAAAATGAATAAAGACTTAGATTCTAGAATATTACCAAATGGCGAATATAGAGATGCTCAAAATCTGCAAATAAGTAGATCAGAAGGCTCAGAGGTAGGAGAATTTGAGAATATACCAGGTAACGTTGAGTTGCAAAACTTATACACTGGCAATTTTGTTAGTAAATTTATAGGTCAATTTACAAATGAAACTTCTGGTGACATGTATTTGTTTAACTCAAGTTTCACAGAAGATGGCATATGCCCTAGAGACACTATTGTTTATTTTAACAGTGCTCTTGGAACTGGTGACGCTATAGTATTACAAGATAACTTAGGTGCAGTGTTAAATCCTGAGGTTTTAGGAATAAAAGTAGGTATGTCACTTTGGGGTAACTCGTGGGGTCCGTCAGGTATACCATCTGGTCTTAATGGTTTTAAAAGAGAGTTCAATATTATAAAAGTAACATCTACTGAAATTCAAATCAGCACCGATGTACCCACAGGGCCTGATGGTATTGGGGTTGGCGACACAATTTATATAGGTTATATTAACACTATATATAGGTATAACACAGTAAGCAACGAATTAGTTTTATTAGTTAGAGGAGATTTTTTAAATTTTAGCCAACAAAATAAAATAACAGGAATTAATCTTATAGATGATTTATTGTTCTGGACAGATAACCGTAATCAACCTAGAAAAATAAACGTTAGTTTAGCCAACCCTCAAGCGTTAGCCTCTCCAATTCATTATGTAAATGAAGATCAAATATCTGTAGCAAAATACTATCCGTATAAAACACCTTTAGTGTTAGAAGACAACGTAAAACAAATCAATACAGGTGCTCAGGCTGCTGCTCCTTTAAAAGGCTATGTTTTAACCGGTTTAGCAATAGCTGGTTCAACTTCAGGTGTAAAAATAGGTGATATAGCTTCAGGTTTCCCAGGTCAAGAACCTCAAGAATTGTGGAACGTTATTTCAATTGAAAAAGACGTTAGTATAACTATTTATAATAATTTTAAAGATGGAGACTTTGCGGCAAACATGTCGCCTGGAACTTGGGATGGTACAGCTACAGCGAGTAAATTACTCATAAATTTTAAAAGACCTTCTGTAAAAAACCTTGCTGATAAAAAACAAACAAACGGTTTTGAAACTACAGCAATAAGCGTAGGAGCAATAGCCGCGGGTAATACTTTTAGTATAAATTACGCTTACTTTAATCAAATAGACGATCAAAGCCCGCAACCAACACCGCGTGTAGGTGATTTTATTACTAGTAAAACTTTATTAGCGCCAGACGGTAGCACAGGTATAACTATTGCTGACCAAGTAATTATACAAAGTATTGATGTTATTGATGTTGGTATTAATATTGAATTACAACTTACAAAAGATATAACATCTGCGCTAGCTAATGACGTTACAGTATCTGCTAACCCAAATTACGATGCTTTATTTACAGGGGATCCTGATTTAATTGAAGAAAAATTTATAAGATTTAGTTATAGATTTAAATTTGAAGACAATGAATATTCTTTAGCAGCTCCTTATACACAAATATGTTTTATACCTAAACATAATGGTCTTTTTGGAGGAGGTCAAAACGAAAGTCTTCAAGATATGAAAAACGCTTACGACTCAACTATAGTAGAGTGGTTTACAAATAACATAGATACTGTATCTTTAAAAATACCTTTTCCAGACCTACCTTCTTCAACAAGCGCAGAAGCTATACAGTATTTAATAAACGATTATAAAGTAACAAATATAGAAATTTTATACAAAGAGAGTGATGCGCTTTCTACTAAAATATTAGAAAGTATAGAAATAAATAATAGTTTATTAGTATCTTTTTTAGAATTAATACCTCAAATTAACAGCAACGTTTCTGGTTCTAATTGGTTTTATAATTTTGATTATAAGTCTATAAAAGCTTTTAGAACGTTACCAACGTCTCAGCAAAATAGAGTATATGACAACGTGCCTATTAAAGCTTTAGCTCAAGAATTAACAGCAAATAGAGTTATGTATGGTAATTTTTTACAAAAACATACACCACCAACTGGTATTGATTATGAAATTATCAATAGTAATAAATCTATTGAATACGATAATTACGCTCAGTATCCTTACCATACAGTAAAACAAAATAGAAGTTATCAAGCAGGTTTTGTGTTAAGCGATAGATACGGTAGAGCTTCTAGCGTTGTATTATCTACTAATGATGATAATCCAGACGTTTCAGGATCTACTTTATATGTTCCTTATAAAAGTTTTGGAGAAATAGATGACCCTGTTAATGATGTGACTACTTACAAGTGGTTAGGAAATGCATTAAGATTAAAAATAAATAATGGAGTTACTCAAATAACTAACAATACTAAAACTGGAGAACCTGGACTTTATAAGTCTTGGTCAAACACGTCTGTTGATAGTATTAGCATTATTGATCCTGGACAAGGATACGCTATAGGAGAAATACTTGATTTCACATATAACATAGGTTTACTTGGCGAAGGTAGTGGTTTAGAAATTGAAATATTATCAATTGGTGGCGGTGGAGAAGTAACTGGATTTAGAATTAAAGAAAGAGGACAAAAATATGTAAGTGGTCAAACTCTTTTATATAACAGCGGAAGTGTGTTTCCAGGTACAGACTTAGAGATACAAGTTACTGTAAATCCTCCTAACGTTTTAGGGTGGCAATCATATAAGTTAGTTGTAAAACAACAAGAACAAGAATATTATAATGTTTATCTTCCTGGTTATGTATCTGGTTATCCAGTTACAGCTAGTACTGATTATGGTAGAATAGCATTTGCAGCTTTATTTGGAGACAATATAAACAAAGTACCTAGAGATTTAAATGAAGTAGGTCCAACTCAAACAGAATTTAGTAGTTCAGTGGTTTTATATGGAAGAGTAAATAATCCTAATATAAATAATAATAATAAAGGCGCTGCGCTTCCTGGTGGTCCTTTTTATTACGAAAATAGAAATTGGGCTTGGAATTGTCAATATTATGCAGGAAGATTAAAAGACGAAGCTGTAACTATTGGTCCTATTGGTCAAGGTGGTTTAGAGCTAGCTAACTCACCGTTTGATGACGCGGCTATAAAAGGAACTTTTATAAATGACTTTCCTACATCTAAGATTCCATGGGGAAGTACTGCTGGCGCTGTGCAAAGTTTTTATAACGTAGAACAAAACCCTTTATGTGCTGTTGTAAAGATAGGAGCTGAAGATGCGCAACCTAATTTAACACAACCAACCGGACCACAGTTAAATACTTTAGGAGCAAGTGTTACTGCAAATAATACTTTTCCAGTTCCGTCTTCACCTCCACGAATTGGTTGTATGTATCCTTTTTTAAGTGTGTCAGAAACGGAACCTGTAGAGAGTTTATTAGAAATATTTTATGAAACTTCTACTTCTGGAAACTTTGTAGATTTAAATGGAACAGTATTGTCTGATTACGGAGGCGTAACCAATACATCTGTTAGTGTTGCTGATTTTGGCGAAAATTTAACTAGCGGAAGTACTATAATTACTTCGTTTGATTTCAAAGACTCAGCAGGTAATTCATTAATTTTAGATAGTGTTCCTGTAATAACTCAAGTATTAGATTCTAATGACAATGATGTAACAGGAATATTCAACATAAGCGAGTCTGTTCCTACAATTTATGATAAATTTGATATTAAAACAAATGGTTTATTTTGGTATGGGTTTCCTTCTGGAACTAAATCTAATCAATGGTTTGTAACTTTTCAAACAAGTTATCAAGCTGGAGCTTTTATAGATATACTATCAAACGCTATAACTATTGATTTAGATAATATAGCGCCAATTATAGGAGGATTTACCCCTGCGCAAACTAGCGATTTAACAGAACTTGGCGTTGAACAAGCTTGTAGTAAACCAGGTGGTACAGCAGGTTATGACACTACAATGACAGGTGTGTTTGGTCAATTTACTAACGCTAAAAACGGTTCACTAGATATAGTCAATGAAACTCAAGACCTTTGTTATACTTTAAGTGTTACATCAGAACCTGTTGGTTCTACAGCTATATGGGCAATAAGTCAAGATGGTACTTTAAGTTTAACAAGTGGAACTTTAGTTAACGGAAGTTATATTTTTGAATGTACAGTTACTGACGCGGCTTCTTCTTGCGTTTTAGATGCCGGTAGCTTATCAACAACATGTGAGTATGAATTAGTATTTGGAACACCTCCAACTAATCAAGCTATATGTTTTGGCCCTACGTCTGCTATTAGTTCACTAGATACTTCTTGTCCTTCATCATTCAGTGGAACTGGTTTACCTTTAGAAGCGTTTTTTGGAGCTAGTAGATTTGTTAACTCTGGTATTGCTGGAACAGCTGGAGCAAATATTGGTAGTGACACGACTACAATAATGAGTACTATAGATACATCGATAGGAGTTTTAGGGCCTAAGTATGGTTTTACATCTAACTACGGTCTAAACTTAGCTTACTATAATGTTTTACAAGAAGGTAATCCTAGTTTTACAAGTTCACCTCCAGCTTTTGATTGTATTACAATACCCCCAACAGTACCTCCAGATCCTAATTTTACAACAGGAGCTTTAACTCAAGGTATAATGGCTATTCAAACTATACTAACTAAGTCAGTAACAACAGGAACTCAGCATACGTATAAAACCAATTTTACAATTGTATACCGACCAACAAGCGCTGACGCGTGGGCGCTAGCCACTTGCTTAGCTGGTTCACCTTCTCAACCAGCGGGTGGAGTTGTAGGTAATTTTAATTTATTACAAGTTTTAGGATCTGGAGCAACAACAGCTAGTATTACATATTTTTTCCAAAACGCTGGAGAATATGCAATTAGAAATAACGGGATTCACGGTGTTGGTTGTAACAACTGTAATAGTTGTGCTAGTTTTACTGTAAACTATTATGACGCTCAACAAGCGCAACCAGTTAATGGATGCACAGACTGCCTTGGACCACTGTAATAAAAATATAAAATAAGTAATAATAATATATGGCGACTACACTAGAAATATCGTACTTTAATTCCTTTTGGCTAAAGAGACTGAAAAACGCTACTCAATACCAAGAAAGAAGACCAGACGGTAGTCTTGAAATAGTAACGGCACCTCTCTCGCTAGGAGGAGGGACAACAGATGGAACACCTAATGTAAGTACGGGAGCTGGATATATTAACTCAAATGTAAACGAAGACTGGTTCGTAGAAGAAGCTAGAATAGAAGGCGGTTTTAATAACGCTTCTGTTGACTTTGGAAATAAGGCTTACATAGTAGAAGAAGAATCTAGACAAGAACGTAGAAAAAACGCTATAATATATTCAGGCGTATACAATTCTAAAAATGGTATTAACAATAGTAATCAATTCCCTATTGGTGAAGACATTACAAGAGCAGTTGATCCTGCTTCTGGAAGCATACAAAAGTTATTTGCAGAGAATACAAATTTAGTAATATTTCAAGAGCGTAAAGTTAATAGAGCACCTATAGATAAAGACGTTGTGTTTACTCAAGAAGGTCAACCTTTAACTACTAACAGTAATTTAGTTATAGGAACGCCAAGTCCTTTTGAAGGTAATTTTGGAATCTCTGAAGACCCAACCTCATTTGCTACATATGGTTATTTTAAGTATTTTACAGATAGAGACCGTGGAGTTGTTATGCAGCTAGGGCCTAATGGTCTTAATGAAATATCTAATTTTGGTATGATAGATTATTTTAGAGATTCGTTTAATTCTTTAAATTCTGCATCTGATTCAAGTATCGTAGGAGGTTATGATGTTTATCAAAAAAACTACGTTGTAACTTTTCCAGGACTTATTAAAACATTACATTACGATGCAGCTGTTAAAGGTTGGGTTAGTTTCCAAACATATATACCAGACTTATCTACAAGCTTACAAGGCGAATATTATACTTTTGCTGGTGGTGGTATATGGAAACATTATAGTAACGCTAAATATAATACTTTTTATAATGCATATCAAAACTCAAGCGTTACTTTTGTTTTTAATCCCAAACCAAAAATGCTTACAAAAACTTTTAAAACTATAGAATACACCGGTAGTAATGGTTGGCAGGTTGATTTTTCAACTGTTGATTACACTGGTACAGATACAAACCCACAAGGTCCAGGTCTTGGTGAAACTGATCTTGAACAAAAAGGTAATAAAATATTTAGTTACGACGAAGGTTATTACGTTAACAATGGCATAGAATACAGGGCAGGTTTTGATAGAAAACAAAACAAATATTACGCGCCTATAAAAGCAAACAACGAGCAATTAGCAGGTCAAGTAATTTTAGGTGGTGGAGTTTATCCATTTGAATACAGTAATAATAGCGGTATAAAAGGTATGTATTTAACGGTTACTTTTTCTACAGATGGAGCAACATTTAGAGACGACTCTAAACAATTGTTTTCTGTAAGTAGTAATTACAATAATAGATAAATATAATAATATGAAATTAAATTCAAGAGGACTAACTGAAAATGACTGGAAGTTGTTAGAAAGTTGGTGGAAAGACTGGGGTTGGCCCGTATTAAATAAAGATATATTACCTGACAATGGAACAGGTGGTATTATGATTGAAAATGAAGGTAAGCCAATTGCCGCCGGTTTTTTATACTGGAGTAATTCAGGTTTATGTTGGTTAGACTGGGTAATATCTGATCACAAAGGAAACAAAAGAGCTAGACCTTTAGCAGTAAAACTATTGATAGAAACAGCAGAAGAACTAGTAAAGGCAGCAGGTAAAAAATGCCTAATGTCAATAAGCAGAAGTAATAGCTTATTAAAAATACATAAAAAACTAGGGTGGACAATTGATGAAACTCCATCCCATGAAATGATAAAAAGAATAATTTAAAAAAAAATAATAATATGGCAGCAGTAGCAGCAGTAGCATCAGTAGCGGTCGGAGTAGGAAAAGCAGTAGGAGGAGCAGTAAAAGCCGGTAAAGCGCATAAAGAAATGCGAAGAGCTCGCGCAAGAAAACAAGTAGCAAAAGCTGGAATGTTAAACGCTATGGCGAATAGAGCAGAAATAACTAATCCTTACGCAGGGGTAACTGATCTATCTGGACTAGCCAGCGATTTATCAAGCCAAATATCTAACCCATATAATCAACTAAGTGTTTCTACAGCAGCAGCAGAAATGCAAATTGAAGAAGCCGATATATCCTTAGCTAACACTCTTGATACTTTAGAACAAACAGGAGCAAGCGCTGGTGGTGCCACGGCTTTAGCTATGGCAGCTTTAAAATCTAAAAAAGGAGTAGCGGCAGATATTAGTAAACAAGAAGCGGACAACGCTAAACTAAGAGCTCAAGGCGAGGCACAAATGATGCGAGAGAAAGTAGCAGCAACTACTAGATATCAAGACGTATTGATAACACAAGGCACAAGAGTTGAAGACTCTGAGATAGCTGGAGAAATATTTCAGTTTACAGCTCAAGAAAATAGAAGTAACGCAGACGTACAAATGTACTCACAGCAGTACCAAGGTTTTGCAAACCAACAATCACAATCTTCTCTTGCATCAGCAGCAGGAACAGGTGCAATGATAGCTGGAATAGGTGAGATAGCTGGTGGTTTATTAAGCTCTGATTAGAATTAAAGAAAAACAAACACAAAATGAACGAAATAATTAAAGCTCATAATAGTAAAATTAATAGACTTGTTAACGTGTCTCAAGTAAGACGCGCTAATGAGTTAGACTTTTTTACAGATGCTAGTATAAAATATCGTAAATATTTAAACAGTCCTTTAGCTTTAAATAAAAACGAAGACAAAAATCTTTCAGACATTATAGTAAAAACTTTCTTAGAACAAGCTCAAGATCAAGAAATGGGAGTTCTAGTAAGACAAACTAGATTAGCTACTGATGTCAAGAACATGAGTCAGGAGCAAATAAAAGAAGACAGAGAATATATATCAACATTTTTCTCAAGATTAACTTCGATACAAGAAATAGGAGGATATTTAATAGTTGCCGTAGAACCTGTTAAACCAGATAATTTACCTGCTTTTATATCTAGCTATAATCAGATTAATATAAACGGGACAAACGAAAGAACTAAAGATAGAAACATGTTTATGGTCGCTGCTTGGGCTGATTTATTTAATTATTTTGATGATGTAAAGGTCGAAAAAAACTTTACGTTTAGACAAACAAACAATGGAGAAATAGCGGTTTTAAATCAAAGAATAAAAATAAAAATAACTGGTGAAACTTTTAGTAAATATTTGCACAAAAAACCTTATATTATAGATGATTTTTTAGCAAATAAAAACATAAGTTTTGATGAAAACATGGAAGGTTATTACACTATATATGGAGAGGTTGATTCTACTCAAATTCCTAATGGGGATTTATTAGATCTTTATTTATCAGAAGTTCCAGCTAGCATGGATCTAGGTTCTACTTTTGACAACGCTGGTATAACTATAAACGCAACTATTCAACCTCAATATTTTTTAGGTGGTACTATTCCGCAAGGAGATAGAAATGATCCAGGACAAGACACAGCTATTCAAATACCTATGTTTAGTATAGAAGGTAATAAAGTAAAAAAGTCCATGATTAAACCTGTAAACACAACAGCTATAAACATGACACCTGCTTACAAAGCTGAGATTAATAACTATGTAGCTAGTTTATTTGCTATAGCTAGTGGTAATATATCTGTATTATCTGGCTACAGTAACAAAAGACTAGGTATTGATTTACCTTTAGGTATAAACGAAGTAGCTACTAAAGAACTAGAATCAATGTATGAGTCTTTATCTCCAGAACGTAAAGCTAGTTTTGTAGGTAATAGATATCAATTTAATACTATATCTAAAAACTCTAGTCAAAAGATTAGTTTAGTAGATGCTCAAAAAGCTTTTATAACGCAATTGATTATGGACTCTAATTTAGATATTAAAATAATACAAGAAGATGTTCCAGGTGGGCCAAGCTTTGTTAAAGAAACTTTAACAGATCAAACAAAACAAGGTCAAGATTTAATAAAAGCATTAAACGAAAATCGAATGCCATTGCCAGATTTTTATAAAAATCAATTAGGCATAACTGAATGGCAAGCTGGTTTACCTTTATTTTATCAAAAATTACCAGAAGAATCAAACGAATTACCAGCAGAACTTGACGAACAAACAGCAGCTTTAGTTGCTCAATATTCTTAATATAATTATATGGAAGAAGAAGAAGAAATCACTATTGAGGATCTTTTGAAACCCTCACCCAACCAAGTTGTTGAGGGAGAAGAAAAAGAAGAAGAAGAAAAAGAGAATCAGTATGATTTAACCCCAATAACTATAGAAAGTTTAATGGCTGCTAGGGATAAAGACTTGCCTGTCGTCAATAGTATAGAGCCAATGCCAACTGTTGTTAGAGATAACCCAGGTTTGCGTCAGTCCCGTTTAGGGGTAAAACTTGATGATGAAGGTTATCCTATGCAGCCTTTATTGAGCCAAGCCATAAACTATAACCTAGACGAAGAATTCATATTAGGACAAACTCAAAATCCTGAGGAAACTAAATTTTATATAGAAACTCAAGAAGTAACTAATGAGTTTGAAAAAATAATTAATAACCCAGTTTTAAAAGATTATTCTACAATATTACCTATACAGGCAGACGCGTTAAATCTTGATTTTGAAGATGTTCAAAAGATAGACGTTGAAGCAACAATGAATGAGTTGTCAATGGCTAAAATAAACTTACCAGCTATCGTTGCATATGACATTACAGCAAAATCACTGATAGATGGACCTAACCCATTAATTGACGGTCCTATACCAATGTTTAATTATTCAGAAAACCCAAAAGAAGATACTACTAGGTTTTATACACCTACTTCAGAAGTTAAAGATTATATAAGAAACTCTATACTTACAGAGACTGGAAGAGACTTTAAAGATACTATGACATGGGAAGACTTTGTAGCAAAAGCTAGCAAGGTAACAGATGAAATAATGAAGAAAGACCCTCTTATTAAAGAAATTTTTGGAAAAGCAAACATGGTTTTAAAAAACGAAGGCCAAGCTAAATACATCGAGATGTTAAACACTGCTCGAGAAGAAAATGGTTTAGACACTCCAGAAGAAATAGAAGCTTTACAAAGTCAATATAGTGATTGGGAAAAGAAAAGATGGGATGAATTAATACAAAGTACAACTTTTGACAATAGAGCACAAAAATATCAGTTTGCTACAAAAAATGTATTAGAAGAATTATACAAACCTTTTGGAAGATCTAAAGATGAAAGTTTAGCTGAAATTGATAGAAAACTTAAGTCAGGAGAAATAAGCGAAACTTTGTGGGGATTAAGAGATATAGGAATAGGCACGTGGAGAGGATTACCTAACAAATGGAATATTCTTGATATTACCGCTAAAAAATCTACTCTTAATGAGTTCCAAAGTAATATTAATTTTTACGAAAGTAACAAAGAAAAATTAGAAAAATTAGGAATGCTTGATTTAACTAATAAAGAGTTTGAAGAAAAACTTAGATTAGCTGGGTTTCCTCAATTTAAACGTAAAAAGAAAAAAATCAATCCGGCCCTCGGGTACGCCCGGTTATCCACTGAACAAGCTGCTAAACTGATAAAGGATTTAAAAAAGTATGACGATGATTACCCTACAACTTTAGAATACGAAAATAGTCTTAAACACTTAACTCAAGAAGAAAAAGAATTAATGCTTGAGACATATACCCAGTTTACTGATATGCAATCTAGCATGTCTGGCTTTAACGCTTTGGATGCTAGTCAAGGCAAGAATACTTTACGAAACGGTATGAATAGAATTATACCTAGACAAGAAATGATACTTAAAAGCACTATCGAACCTACTATAGAAATATTAAAAAATACAAACTTTCAAAGTTTATTAAATGAAACAGATCCTGATGAGGACGGTATTGTAGATACTGTTGGTCAAATACTTAGTCAAAGTAACATGATGTTGACTTTTGGTGGAGAACTTACAGCTATGGTTGGGTCTAAAATGAAAAATCCTCTTGGAGTTGTATTGTATGGATCAGGAAAATTAGCATCTCTTATAGGTACAGCAGATATAGCAGCGCAAGAATTTGGTTCTGGAATATGGGGAACTTTTGACGCAAACATTAGAAAAAGAAAAGGAGAAAACTACCAACCTACTTTAGATGATTACCTAGCTGAGTTAGAAGACCCAGATTCTGTAAGCATTATACAAAATATTATTAGTACTGGAGGTATTGTTGCTTTAGAAAGACTTGGTTTAGGTAAAATGTTAGGAGCTACTAAAATGACTAGCAAAAATTTAGCATCACTGTTAAGAGGAGAATATAAAACTTGGCTTAAAACTTTACCTGCTCTTGTTTATCAAAGAGAACTTGCTGGGGGAATTGAATTTGTAACAGAAGGATCACAAGATTATATTAGTAGTGCTAATATTAAATTTGGTTCCGGAGATAGCTTAGGACAATCTATATCCGAGGCAGAGTTTGGTATGTTAGCCGCTAAAAAAGGTCGACAGATAGGTAGATTTTTACCTGTTGTAGGTCAAATAACTAAACAAACAGCTATAGAATTAAATGCTGCTGCTTTAAAATTATCAACAAATTTTGATTTAGGTAAATATAGTCAAACATTTAAATCAACTGAATTGTTTTTTAATCAATCTATAGAAAAAATACAAAAAGATGTAGATTCTAATAAAATATCACAAGAGGACGGTCAGTTAGCGATTAGAAATATATCAAATATAAGAAATGCTGGTATGAAAATACCTACTAACATAGACGGTAGATCTAAACCCAGACTAATGAGACTATTGTTAGAGCAACAAGCTTTACAAAATAAAATTAAAGAAATAGACAATAAAGACTTAAGCGCTAATGACATTTTACAGTTAGCTACAGTATCTAGTCAAATTCAAGGTATAGTTAAAAAAGCTGACTCAAGAGAAAATTACATTAAACAAGTTGGAAATGTTGTTAATATTATAAATAATAACGAAAACGCTAAAGTAAAAATAATACGTAGCAAAGATAATAAAGGTGTTGAAAATCAAATAGACAAATTAAACAGTGAAGGCTGGAAAATAGCAGCGTCAAAAGGTTTAACAACCAATTATGGTACTATATTTCAAAAAGGTGATCAACAAGTTATACTACTTAACGATAAAGAAATATTAGCTGATGGCGCTATAAACACAGCTGCTCATGAATTTTTACATGCTGTATTATGGAATACGGTAAAAAATAGTAAAGGAACTGCGTTAGCTTTAGGAAATGATTTGGTTAAATATTTAAAAGACGTAAATCCTGAGTTAATGAAAAACTCTGTTTTAGTCGATAGATTACAGCTATACAAAGATGATGCTACTGTAACTAACGAGCAGCAAGCCGAAGAAGTTTTAACTTTATTTTCAGAAGCAGCGTTAGACGGTGCTATAGAATTAAACGAAGGAGCATTAGATCAGATACAAGGTTTTTTTACAAGAATATTTAACTCTTTAATAGGTCGTGAAGCAAACCTTACTTTTAATAGTGGTAAAGACGTGTTTAAGTTTATAAAAGGTTATAATGAAAGCATAAAGAAAGGTAAATTTACTACTGCTCAAAATAAACTACTTGAAGGTAGAGCAGAAGGTGATTTAATTAAAAGAGAATACAAAACTAAAGATATAAAAGATCGTGACACCGCCTCTAAAAGCAGCCAAAGTTTTGATAAAACAAATGAATTGTTTTCTGATCCAGACTTTGAAGCTACCAATAGGTTTGATCAAAAGAATGCTGTAAAAGCTGCAGGCGGAGTTATAGAAGCAGCAACTCAAAGATTATGGAGACAAGGCAGTCTGTTAACAAGAGATCAATTTAAAAAAGCTTTAGAAAACGAATACGTACAGGCATTAGTAGAATATGATTCCAATAGAGATACTGGAACTGGAGCTGGTTCTTCAATTTCAAGTAAGTTTAATTTAAGAGCCGGTGGAGTTGCTAAAGCTAATTTAGGAAAAGGCGAATCTTTAAGTTTAGATTCTGAGCAAGCTAAACAAGTAGCAGATAAAACAGAGCAAAGAGAGTTTGACGAAGTAGAAAGTAAAGAGAACACACAAAGAAAAAAAGTATACTCTTCCAACACAAATCAAGTTGGTAATTTAGACACAGCAGAAACTAAAGCTATTATAAAAGAAGAAGTTTCTAAAGATATATTGCTGTCTGCTAATAAAGGTAACAACGCTGCAGATACAGCTAGAGTTATAGCTAACGAAGCTAAGCAAAATTACTTTAAAAAACTTAGAAAAGATATAGGAACTTTTTCTAGTCAAAAATATAAAGATTTTGTAAACTCATTAGATAAAAACTTTATTAAGTCTTTACCAGTTTCAATTATAAAAAGAAGATTTGGCAAGTTGTTTGGAATAAAACAAACAGGGATTGCTAAGACTAAACAAACAAGCAAAACAGGTAAGCCTAGCTATTTTAATAAACCAGTTTTTAGCGTACCTAAAGTAACAAACGAAGGCTTACAACAGTTTAAAGATTATTTCTTGGGAGGAGAAAAAAGACAACAGTCTTTATACAATATACTAGCTACTGATTTTGCTTTAGAATCTATACAAGAGCTAATGTCGGACAAAACTTTCATGGACAAGCTACAAACTTCTTTAGGTGATCAAGGTATTACAGCTAATGAGTTTATGCAAAATATTGAAAACAAGTTAGACGCAAGAACAGTAGAAGATACTTCGTTAGATGTGGTTAAAGCTAGTAAGAAATATAAAACATCTGCAACAATTGTTGATCTTACTATTGAAAATTATATGTCAGATAAGGGTTTTACAACGTTCGCAACAAAAGGTCATTATTTTGGACACGATAAATTCACTGATGATCAGATAAAAGCAAGAAACGAAAGCGTGCTATTGACTATACCTGAGCTTGGTTTAGATTTTTATGAGTTTACTAATTCTAAAAATGGAAAAACAAGAAGTTCAGATTCTTTCGGCGCAAGCAGCGGAAGAACTATATTTAATTTCAATGCTGGTAACAAGATTGATCAATTAAAAGATTTGCTTAATGCTGCTTTAACTGGTGAGTTTATTAAAGCTAATCCAGAATATGTAAAAAAATATACTAAAACCATTGGCAATGATGTATTTTTAGATAAAGCTAAACTTAAAAAAGGCTCTGCATTAAGCACTAAAGATATTACTGTATTAAAAAAAGCAGAATCAGAACAAGGTCAATACGCGAAATTAAGTCCAGAAAAAAGAATAAAATTATTAAGAGATAAAAAATTTAGAGACTTCCAAGCAGACAAAAGTAAAATACTAAAAAAGATACTTAACGTTATAAGTAAAAACGTAAGAACAGACGGAAAAATAATACCAGCTAGAATGGAGTTCTGGGCTTCTTGGATAAATAGTCAAGTTAACAATTCAAAACATGTGATGAGAGTTTTAGCTCCTATTGAATTCTTTTCTTTGTCTAAAATGCCTAAAAGTACATTTGTTGAAGGTTATAAATTAAATAAAAATGATGAAGTAGTCTCTGGCAATCCTTTAAACTATGTTGCAGAACATTTAATGCCTGCTAATAACGCAGCTAAAATAGCAGTTGATCTTATATATAATAACACTGTCAATAAAGACTTTAGTTTAATAAAAGATAATTACGTTCAAGGTCAGTTATTAAAAACAGATGACGTTATAGTTGGAAAAGCTGGTTATACTTCTCAGTTTCCTAGTGAGTTTTGGCAAATGGACAAGCCAAACGTTTGGGTTAGATATTTATTAGGTAATCCTAACATAAACTTAAACCAATATGTTACTTATAAAGATGGAAAAGTAATGACTATAGCTGAAAGCTTAGGTTTGCCTTTAGATAAATCATTAAGAAATCCTGATAGTATTAACTTTCAAAATAAATTACTTACAGAAATTTTAGGTGTATATAAAGAAAATAATACTTTTGTATTAAAAGAACCTAAAAGCATTAAAAATGCTAAAGCAGAATTAAAAGATTCTCAAATAGTAAATCAAAAATCATCTAAGAAAGTTAATGTAAATCAAAAAACTTTATTTAACTTAATAACTCCTAATAGTACAACAGAAGCTTCTATTGAAGCTATGGGTAATGCAGACAAAACAGTAGATCTTGGAAATAAAGCGAGTAAGAAAATAAAAGGTATAAGTGTATTTGATTTTGATGATACGTTAGCTTTCAGTAAAAGCATGGTTATAGTTAACCTATCTAATGGAACTACTCAAAAAATAACACCAGCTGAATTTGCAAGCGAAGCAGAGTTATTAGAAGAAAATGGAGCAGAGTTTGATTTTAGTGAATTTAATAAAGTTGTTGATGGCAAAAAAGGACCATTAGCAGATCTTGCTTTAAAACGTCAAGATAAGTTTGGTAGTGGAGATATATTTGTATTAACGGCTAGACCTCAAGCATCGGCTTTAAGTATTAAAAAGTTCTTAGATGGCATAGGATTAAACTTACCTTTAGAAAATATAACTGGTTTAGAAAATGGTAGTCCTGACGCTAAAGCACTATGGGTGTTAGATAAAACAGCTAAAGGATATAATGATTTTTATTTTGCTGATGATGCACTAGCTAATGTGCAAGCTGTTAAAAATATTCTTGATCAAGTAGATGTTAAATCTGAAGTACAGCAAGCTAAAGCTAGTAAGAAAAGAAATTTAAATAAAGAATTTAATGGAATAATAGAACAACAAAGTGGAAAAGAATGGTTCAAAAATTATTCTGATTCTAGAGCTAAAGTAGAAGGTAAAGCTAAAAATAAATTTGAATTCTTTATTCCACCTTCAGCAGAAGATTTTACAGGTTTATTATATAAGATATTACCAAAAGGTGAAAAAGGTAATTTAGCTAAACAATGGATTCAGGACAATTTATTAGATCCATTTAATAAAGCTGAGCAATTAGTTATAAAAGCTAAAATAGCAGTTGCTAATGATTTTCAAGAATTAAGAAAAAATATTAAAAATGTTCCTAAAAATCTTTCTAAGCAATCAGGCTATAGCAAGTTTACTTTTTCTCAAGCTTTAAGAGTTCATATATGGACAATGCAAGGTATGGAAATACCTGGTTTATCAACAAGAGATAAAAACGCTTTAAATAAATTAATAGAAAAAGATCCTGCATTAAAAGTTTTTGCTGAAAAAATAGCATTTATACAAAAAGGAAAACAATACCCTGGTCCTAACACTAATTGGGTTTCTGGATCTATTACATCAGATATTATAAATGGAATACAAAAAGTATACAGAAAAGAAGCTTTACAAGAATGGCAAGATAATGTAGATATTATATTTTCTAAAGACAACATGAATAAATTAGAAGCTATATACGGTTCTAATTTTACTATAGCTTTAAATAACATGTTATCTAGAATGAAAAGCGGAAGCAACAGACCTGTTGGTGGCAATGCTCAAGTAGAAAACGTAATGGATTGGTTAAACAATTCAGTTGGTGCTATAATGTTTTTAAACGTTAAATCAGGATTACTACAGCTTATATCTTCAGTTAACTTTATGAACTGGAGTGATAATAATCCATTAGCTGCTGGAAAAGCTTTTGCTAATCAAAAACAATATTGGAAAGATGTAATGTATTTATTGAACTCTGATTATTTAGTACAAAGACGTAACGGGTTAAAAATAAATGTAGCTGAATCTGAAATTGCAGAAGCATCTAAAAAAGGTGGACTTAAAGGCGTTATTGCTTACATGCTTAATAAAGGTTTTATATTTACTAGAATAGCAGATAGTTTAGCTATTTCAACTGGTGGTTCAACTTTTTACAGAAATAGGGTAAATAGCTTACTTAAGCAGGTGAACATAGATACAGGCAAGCTTTATACTAAAGCAGAAGCAGAGGCTATAGCATTCAATGATTTCTATCAAGTATCAGAAGAAAGCCAACAGTCAAGTAGAACAGATAGAATATCAATGCAACAAGCAAGTGGTCTTGGTAGGTTAGTGTTAAACTTTGCTAATACACCTATGCAGTACGCTAGAATAATTAAAAAGTCTACAGCAGATTTATTAGCAGGAAGAGGTGATTGGAAAACTAATTTATCTAAAATATTTTATTATGGAATAGCTCAGAATTTAATATTTAACGCAATGCAAGCTGCAGTGTTTACGGTATTATTTAAAGAAGATGACGACGAAGATAAAGAAGGAAGAGCTATAGATGACAAAGCTAGAGACGTTGGTCAAGGAATGTTAAGTTCTTTGTTAAGAGGTTTAGGATACGGTGGAGCTTTAGTAGATACATTGATAGCTGTTAGTTTAGAAGTAAACAAACAATCAAAAAAGAAAACACCAGATTTTGAAGAAGCTGTTTGGTCTGTATTTGATTACTCTCCAGCTATGGATTCTAAAATAAGAAAACTAAGAAGCGCAGCTAAAACTTATAAATACAATAGAGAAGAAATATACAGAAGAGGATTTAATCTTGAAAATCCAGCTTATTTAGCTATAGGTCAATTGATATCAGCTTCTACAAATGCTCCAGCTGATAGAATATTAAGATTAATGATGAGCATAAAACAAATGGGAGACAAAGATCTTGAGTTATGGCAAAGAGCAATGTTAGCCTTTGGTTATAGTAGTTGGCAAGCAGATTTACCATACTGGGGAACTAAAACTACTCTAGAAAATGAAGAAAAAGAAGATGCTAAAATTAAATTGCAATACAAAAACGACGCTCGTAAGTTAAAAACTGGCGGTTACAAAAGAAGACCTATGACAAAAGGCGTGCCAGAAGGTAAGCTAAACGTAGATTATATAAGAGTAGAAAGACCTACCGGAGATTATGAATATTGGTTAACACCAAAAAATTAATAAAAAAATAATTAGCGAATAATGGCTCAAGAAATAGGAGAAAAAACACAAGTAACACTTGATCTTAAAACGATAGGTACGATCGTAGGATTTACTATAGCGTTAG